CTTAAAAAGTAACACCCACTACAAGCAGATAATTATCTGCTCAAGGTGTCGAAGCCTGAAACCAAAAGCGGAAGTCCGCACCTGAAAGCATAGTACATTTTTTTTAAAAAAAAGACAAAAAACACTTGATTACTTGCAAGTAAAATTGTAGTATAAAGTATAAGTTGCGGTTTTAGCGCATAGCGAACGCAAAATAAGTTTTAGAAACAGCCCTGATCGGAAACGGTCGGGGTTTTTTATTGCACAAAATTCAATGAGTAACCAATGCAAGATAATGGATCGCCTAACAATGGCATTGACATCATAGCAACGGTTATTTCTCTCGCATTTTCAGGTTTAGGCGGTGTAGTCAAGTATATCACCGCCACACAATCAGCAGGCTCACCTGTGAAAGTATCTTCCGTAGTCTCTAGTTTTCTAGTAGGGGCTTTTAGCGGAATGGTCGTAGCGTTTTTCTTAATGTCTCAAAGTATCGACACCTTAATGATTATCTCAATCGCTGGAGCGTTTGGGTATTTTGGCGTTCCCGCTTTATGGGGATTGCTTAGGGTTTTCTTTCGTCAAATCGGTGGTTCAGTAGATGACTTGAATCCTAACTACTCAATGAAAGACATCGAAAGAGAAACAAGTAGAAAACGCTCCGTCCGTTACGATGACGAAATGCCAATCAATGACAACGAGGAAGATATTTTAATCGATGGTACAGAAGACCAGAGCGATGATGTAAAGCCAAGAGGAAAATGGAATGGGTAGAGAAAGAGCCGCAAGATTAGGAATTGCACTCGATAGAATATTTGCCTGTTTCTTATTCGCAGGCTGTATAGGTTTATCGGTGCAGATTTATAGCCAGAATAAGAATTTGGAGCTGTTACAGGATAAGTACGACCAAACAGCACAATTAGCTGATGAGCGGATGAAAAGAATTGATGCTCTTCAAGATACGGTAAACGACAGAAATGACAGAATTGAATTTTTGCTTAGAGAACAAGCAAAGGAGCGTAAGCGAAATGAAGATAAGCTGGATGGGATTAGTAAGATTGTTCTTTCAAGTAAATGTGTTCGTAGCGATGGTGTTAGTCGTGCTGTTATCGACAGGTTGCTTAAGTCCGAGTAAGCCGGTCGAGAAGATTAAAATCATTCGAGTAACCATTCCGGAAAATCTTTTAATTACTTGTCCGAAACCTACATTAAACGGTGAAAAATCTTCTGATGTTGCCGTTTACGCTGTAAAGGTGACAGACCAATTAAAAATCTGTAACAGTCGAATTACACAGATTAAAAACCTAGTGACTGATTATGAACACGAAATCGAGCAAGATGCTCAAAGCGAATATCAATCAGTAGGCTTTGAGAAAGATAATACCGACCGCAGTGATAATGGTCGAAACAACGGTAAAGGCAGAGGACGATAAAATGTTAATTTCAGAAGCGGTATTTAATAGAGTGTTCCCGAGAGCAATCAAAGGAATGTATCAAGCGATTGATAAACACATTGAGCTGGCGGGTTGCTTTAATAAACAACAGCAAGCGATGTTTCTTGCTCAATGCGGACACGAAACAGCAGGGTTCACAACATTAAGCGAAAACCTTAATTATTCTGCTGACGGATTAATGAGCGTTTTCCGTAAGTATTTTCCTAATCCTAATATTGCTCGACAGTATGAACGCAAGCCAGAAAAGATTGCAAGCCGAGTATATGCGAACCGAATGGGTAACGGTTCAGAAGAAACGATGGATGGTTGGAATTATCGTGGTCGTGGTTTAATTCAAATCACTGGTAAAGATAACTATATCCGCTTTGCTCGTTGGCTAGGTGAAACAATCAGTCCGAAAGAAGTATCAAACAATCTAGATTTAGCAGTCAAAGCTGCAGTGTGGTACTGGATATTTAACGAGCTTGCATCACTTGATTCTGTTCAAAAGGTAACAATCCGAATTAACGGTGGCACAAATGGATTAGATGACCGCTGCCGATTATTCCGTGCGTTAATGGTAGATTGATATGAATAAGTTAATTCTAATTTTTCTAGCGGTAGCAGTTAGCCTGTGCGGTTGGATTTGGTTTCAACACGGAACAATAAATGACTTAAAAGCCAAAAACCAAACACAGGCTAACCTTATCGCAGAACAAGAACAAGTTAATCAATCATTGAAAGATGCGATTGAGATGGAGCGCCAAGCGGTAGAACAACAGAGAGTAATCCACGATGAAATCAAACAAGCAAGCCAAGATAAAATCCAAGCGGTTAGAAAGATTATTAAGACACAACCTTGCTATAGCACTCGTATTCACGATGACGCTATTGAGCGGTTGCACTAACAAGGTTACTACAAAGACGGAATACATTTATCCGCCTCAAGCTTTCTTAACGCCTTGTGTTAAAACTCCATTCACAGGCAATACATACGGTGAAGCAGTGGAGCATTTAATCACAGTAACAGCCGAACGAGATATGTGCGCCAGTCAAATCACAAATATTAACAAGTGGATTGAATCCACAAAGGATAAGAAATGAAAATTGGTGATGTTGTAAAACTCCGCAATGGAATATTATGCGATGTAGTTTATGAAACGCAATTCGGCAAATGGCTATTGGTCGAAAAGACTGAAACAGAAGAACCGCCATTTAGTCACTGGCATAATCCAAACGGTACATTCTACGCAGACGATGAGAGTCAGTTAGATGTAGTAGAAGTGACCAACCTAAACTAAACAAACCTATTAAAAGGATTTCCCTATGTCAGACGTGAAAGAGAAATCCACGTCTAAAGGCGTGGTGAAATTAACCGATAAGCAAAAGAGATTTATTGAAGAATATCTTATTGACCTTAACGCAACACAGGCAGCAATTAGAGCAGGGTATAGCGAGAAAACAGCACAAGAGCAGTCATCACGATTGTTATCAAATGTTATTATTCAAGACGCTATTAAAGAGGCTCAAAATAAGCGCTCAAGCCGAGTGCAGATAACTCAAGACGATGTTATTCGAATGTTGATTGAGAATATTGAAAAGTCATCTGGCACTAAACAGGTGGTAATCACTCAAACAAGAAAATCAGAAGATGGCGGGTTTGTTGGTGATGATGTTGCTCAGTTTGTCTATGAACCGTCTAGCGTGAACAAAGCCTTAGAGTTACTAGGCAAGCACTTGGGAATGTTTAAAGATAAGTTAGATGTAACCTCTGGTGATAAACCACTTCCGACAGTAATCAATGTGACATTCAGCGATGAGCCTTAACGTTAAATTTCCGAAAAAGTTTAGACCGCTTTTTGAAGAGATATGGCGCTTTATTGTCTTCTACGGTGGTCGTGGTTCTGGTAAGAGCTTTAATATAGCGAGAGCGTTAATCATTAGAGCTTATCACAATCCGACACGAGTGCTTTGTTGTCGTGAAATTCAGAAGTCTATATCTGATTCGGTTATTCAAATGTTAATTGATCAGATAGAGAGTCTAGAACTTCAAAACTTCTTTGAGATTCAGAAAACTCAAATCATCGGTCAAAATGGCTCAAGATTTACATTCGCAGGACTAAAAACCAATATCACATCAATCAAATCCATGACTGGTATTGATGTTGTCTGGGTGGAAGAGGCTGAAAACGTATCAAAAGATAGTTGGGATGTATTAATCCCGACCATTCGGGAAGATAAGTCACAAATTATTGTGAGCTTCAACCCTAAAAATATTTTAGATGACACTTATCAAAGATTTGTAGTTAATCCGCCTGAAAGATGTATTTCTATATTGGTTAACTGGCAAGATAATCCGTATTTTCCAAAAGAGCTAATGGAAGATATGGAGCAAATGCGAGAACGTGACTATGAGCTTTACAGACACGTTTATGAGGGTGAGCCAGTAGCTGATTCAGATATGGCGATTATTAAGCCTGTATGGATTGATGCGGCAGTAGATGCTCATATTAAACTTGGCTTTACTGGTAAAGGGTTGAGAAAAATCGGCTTTGACGTTGCAGATGAGGGTGTGGATAGTAACGCTAATGTATTCTCGCACGGTTCAATCGTCTTAGATGTTGATGTTTGGAAAAATGGCGATGTAATTGATTCAGCTAATAGAACGAATCTTAACGCTGTCAAACATTTAGCCGATATGATTATCTTCGATAGTATCGGTGTTGGTGCTGGCGTAAAAGCTCACTTCAAGCGATTACCTAAAACTGTTCAAGTTGAGGGTTTTAATGCTGGTAGTTCTGTGGCTTATCCAGAGCGTGAATATATCAAAGGTAAGAAAAACCAAGATATGTTCTCGAATATTAAGGCGCAGGCGTGGTGGTCATTGCGTGATAGATTTTATAAAACATATCGAGCGATTAAGCATGGCGACATCTATCAAGATGATGAATTAATCAGTTTATCAAGCGGCATTAAAGAGCTTGAATATCTTAAAGCTGAATTATCTCGTCCTAGAGTTGATTACGATAACAATGGTCGGGTTAAAGTCGAGAGTAAAAAAGATATGCGAAAACGTGGCATACCGTCACCGAATATGGCTGATGCGTTAGTGATGTGTTACGCACCAACAAAACCGAAATCATTATTGGATTTATAGATATGAAATTATTTGACGGAATAGCATCGTTAGCGTTAAAGCTTGGATTAAAGCAAGAGCAGACAAATTATGTTGCTAGCTCAATGTTGACTGAGAAGCGTGAAGAATTAGAGGCTTTATGGCGTGAAAATTGGATCGCCAATAAAATCTGTATCAAACGCCCAGAAGATATGACAAGGGCGTGGCGTGATGTATTCTCTAATGATCTTGATTCGGAAAAGTTAGATGCTTTTACCAAATACGAGCGAAGAATTAAACTTCGTGAAACGCTAACTAAAGCCTTACAGTGGTCAAGTCTTTATGGCTCGGTTGGTTTGTTGATTGTTACCGATGCAACGAACTTAAATACGCCATTACGACCGACTGAAAAGCTAAAACGTTTAATCATATTGCCTAAGTGGAAAATTAGCGCAACGGGCGAAAGAGAGACGGATTTAACCGATTCTAATTTCGGTAAATACACAGTTTATCAAATCAGCAGTGATAAAGAGCCATTAATTGTTCATCATTCAAGATTATTGATTATGAACGCCAATGATGCACCGCTATCTGATAATAGTATTTGGGGCATTTCTGATTTAGAAAAAATTATTGATGCGCTGAAACGCTTTGATATTGCTTCTGCCAACGTTGGTGACCTTATTTTTGAAAGCAAGATTGATATTTTCAAGATTGAGGGATTATCTGACAAGATTGCAAGCGGATTCGAAAATGAAGTAGCAAATGTAATCGGTGCGGTACAGGCGATTAAGTCGTCAACTAATAGTTTACTGCTGGATAAAGAAAACGAGTACGACCGCAAAGAACTCTCATTTGGTGGATTAAAAGACCTTATTACAGAGTTCCGTAATGCGGTGGCCGGTGCGGCAGATATGCCGGTAACTATCTTGTTCGGTCAATCTGTTTCTGGTTTGGCAAGTGGCGATGAAGATATTCAAAATTATCACGAATCGATTCACCGATTACAGGAAGCGAGATTGCGACCAGTCTTGGAAGTTATTGATACTCTAATTTGTGGTGAGCTATTTGGTGGACAGCCTGATGATTGGTGGTTCGAATTTTTGCCTTTAACCGTTGTTAAGCAAGAGCAACAAATCAATATGCTGAACACGTTCGCAACCGCAACAAATACGCTAATCCAGAACGGCATCGTAACAGAGCAACAAGTAGCGAATGAATTGCGAGAAAGCGGACTATTTGCCAATGTCTCAGCTGATGACATTGAGGACATGAATAATGCTGATGAATTTGCCGGAAATTTTGAAGAGCCAAAAGACGAAAGCGAAGAAATTCAAAACACTGAAAGTGAGCAAGAGAACGGAACTGTGGTATAGAACCGAACTCAAGCGACAAGTCAAAGAAATGACCGATACAGTTGAAAGAGCCTTGGAAAAACCTAATGGCTCTTTTTTTATGGATGAAGAAAGCGGATTTCTTGCGTTAGCGGTTAAGTCTTTACTTAAAATCCTAAAAAGATACGAAGATAAAGACCACTCAACAGATGATGAAAAAATCGCACAGGGCTTTGTTAATCGAGGCAATATCCAAAACCAACAGGAAGTATCAAAGAACTTAAAAAATCAAACTGGAATTGATTTGAGTGCGTATTTAGGCAATAGCCAGAACATAGCTGAAAAAGTTAATGCAATGACTACCGCAAATGTTCAGTTAATCAAGTCTATTCGCTCTCAATACTTGGATAAAGTTCAAAATGCAGTTACGCAATCCTTAGTAAAAGGCACACTGAACAAAGACTTAGTTCAACAGATTAAGGATATCGGCAAAACAACCGAGAAAAGAGCGGCATTCATCGCACGTGACCAATCTTCAAAACTTAATGCAGCTTTAACACAAGCAAGACATGAAGATGTAGGGATTACTAAATACACATGGTCGACATCTGGTGATGAGCGAGTGCGTGAGAGCCACGCAGAAAAAGATGGTCAAGTCTTTGAATATGCCAATCCGCCAGCAGATACAGGACACGCTGGACATGATTTTAACTGTAGATGCGTTCAAATTCCTTATCTTGGCGACATTCTGGAAAAGAAATAATTGAGGTGTAAATGAAGTTTACAGACAGTACAACACAAACAAAAACACAGCGGATTATCACTAAAGATGGTTTTTTGGTAGTGCCTGCAACAATCTCAAAGGTCGGTGTTTTTGACTATCTGGCCTCTGAATTAGGACTAAAAGAGGACGGAATTAAAAAGGTCGCACGAACAGAAAAATCACTGTTTAGCGATGAAACCATTGAGAGCTTTGAGAACTCAACGCTAACAATCGGGCATCCGGAACAAGGCGTAAACGCTAAGAACTGGAAAGACTTGTCCGTTGGCGTTGTGCGTAATGTTAAGCGAGTAGGTGATGAACTAACCGCTGAGGCTTGGATTTATGACGAGCAAGCCATTAAAACCGTACAAGAACACGGTGTAGAACAGCTATCTTGCGGATATGACTGCAATATTATCCCGTCAAGTGTTAGCGATGCAGATTTTGAGATGTCTCCGATGATCGGAAACCACGTTGCGATTGTGGCAAAGGGTCGCTGCGGTGGAACTGTAAAACTTGCCGATGAGGAAAAGACCGTTATGGGAAAAACCGCTAAATTCCTCGATGCGTTTTTAGGTGCATTCGGCATCAAATTGTCCGATGAGCAGAAAAAACAAATCGAAGAAGATGAAGAAACTGGCAAAGAGGGTGAAAAAGCTCAAAAAGCTGAAAAACCAACTGAGCCAAAAGAAAAACAATCTGAACCCGAAGATAAAAAGGATGAAGAAGTGAACAAAGAAGAGCTTGAAAAACAACTTAAAGCCAAAGATGCAGAAATTCAAGCGTTGAAAGATGCACAGGCTAAACGTGATGCAGAATTAGCTCAAGCGGCAATGTTAGCTGATGCAAAATCTGTATTTAAAGACGTGAAATTCGCAGATAAAGCAAGCGTTCGTGAAATTCAAGAGAGCGTTATCGTTGCTCAAGGCATTTTTGATAAAGATGCCGCAGCTAAATTATCTGATGCAGAAATTTCTGGAGCGTATCAAGTCGCTAAAGCGGTCACTGCTAAATTAGCCGATGAACGCAAATCTTTAGGCAATATCTTATTAGGTGATGCGAAAACTGAAACCGCACCTAAATTAGACTTCAACAAAACTTACAATCAATAGGGGTAATAAATAATGGGTTACGCTTACGAACAAGCTCCGGCAAAAGCTGGTGAATTAGGCAAAGGCAACTTTGCGAGTGCGAAAACAAGTGCGGAAAAAGTAACTGGCAAAGTAAAAGCTGGTGATTTTGTAGCATTAAATCCTGAGGGTGGTGTAAAAGCGTTAGCAGCTAAAACTGATGTATTGGCTGGCGTGGTATTTGCAAGCACTATCCGTGACGAATGGAATGAGGGCGAGTTATGCGATGTAATGCACATTGCAGCAGGCGATGCGGTATGGGTAAACGTTGCAACCGGTAAAACCGTTACACGTGGCAAAAAAGTCTATGTATTAACTGCTGGTGGCGATGGTAAAACCGGTGCAATCCAAGGCGAAACAGAAGCAAGCGCAATCGAAACACCATTCACCGTAATTGATGTTAAAGGTCAATTAGCGTTAATTTCTAAATTATAAGGGGCTAAATAGATGTCTTTATTAACTTATGTACAAAACGGTTTAACTGCGGTAAGCAAAGAAATCGCGGAAACTAAATATCCCGAAATCGTATTCCCACAATTCGTTTTCGTTGACCAGCAAACAGCAGTGGGCATTACCGAAAAACTTCACTACGGTGCAGATGAGCATGGTTCTTTAGATGATGGCTTAATCACTACTGGTACTAGCACTTTAGACCAAGTAGAAGTCGGCTTTACACCAAAGCGCTCTTACATTGTGCCATGGGCGAAATCAGTAACATGGACTAAACCAGAGTTAGAGCAAGGTCAATTATTAGGCTTAAAACTCGATACAGCTAAAATCATGGCGTTAAACAAAAATGCTCAACAAACTTTACAAAAAGTTGCGTTCTTGGGTCATGCTAAAGACGGTCGCTTAACTGGTTTGTTAAACTCAAAAGATGTTGCTATTCACACATTAAAAGGTGCAGCAAAAAACACCAAAGTTCAAGAAATGGACTTCGACAAAGCTGTGGCGTTCTTTAAAGAAATGTTCTTGGCTGGTTTAGAGCGTACAAAACGCATTGAAGCACCAAATACTTTCGCTATTGATGCGTTAGACTTAGCTCACCTTGCTTTAACTCAACGAGCTAACACTGACACCACTGCGTTAGAGTTTTTAACTAAGAGCTTATCTGCTGCGGCCGGTCGTGAAGTTGCAATCAAAGCGTTACCGTCTAACTTCGGTTCTCGAGTGACTGATGGTAAAAACCGTGCGATTGTTTATGTAAACAGCAAAGAACACGTAATCTTTGATGTTCCTATGACTCCGACTGTGTTAGAAGCTAAAGAGAAAGGCTTATTAGCTTATGAGTCAGGCTTACGCATGGCATTTGGTGGTGTTACCTTTATCGAGCCTGAATCTGCTCTTTATGTAGATTACTAGGAGGAATAAATGCCAACAATAGACGATTTTCATGAACGTTATCCAGAATTTAAAGAGGTCGATGGTTTCCGCATCGACCTTTTTTTATCGGATGCACAGCAAGAAATCAGCCAAGCACGATGGGGGCGACTTTTCGAGCGTGGAGTGTTGGCATTAGCTGCTCATTTACTCCGTCTTTCTCTTTGGGCGACAGAGGGTAACGGCGGAGCAAATCGCAATGTAGCGAGCGAGTCGGCAGGGGAGCTTTCTGTTGGCTATGCTGTACCGACAATCACAGGCACTGATGCAGATTATCAATTAACTGCATACGGTCAAGAGTACTTACGATTGCGTAAGCTCGTTGGGATAGGTGTGATGGTGGCTTAATGACCGTTCAAGTTACAGGCAATCTTGCGAAATTCAAACAGCTTATCGAGCAAATAAAAGCAAGTGGCGAAAAGGCTGTGTATGTTGGCTTTCCTGCTGAGTTTAATGAGAAAGTAGAGGGTTCAGATAATTTTAATCTAGCCTCTTTAGCTGCGGTGTTGGAGTTCGGGAATGAACGGATTCCATCTCGCCCATTTCTTCGTCAGACACTGGCAGAAAATCAAGAGAAATACACAGCGTTATTTGTAAAACTGTTTGAAAGCGGTGTTTCAATAGAGCAAATCTATGAACAAATCGCTTTAATTGCTCAAGGTGATGTTCAGCAAAATATCGTTAACGGCAATTGGACTGCAAACGCACCAAGCACAATTAAACGCAAGAAATCAAGCAAGCCGCTTATTGACACAGGTAAATTGCGGCAATCTGTAAAGGGTATTGTCAAATGAGCTTAATTAATCAATTCCCTCGCTTTTTAAATAGCAAGTTCAGCCAGAAAGTAGTCGTAAAACATCTACAAGGCGAACATTCAGCTATTGACTATAAAGCAGGATACATTGAAGAAAAAGTCACTGCAATAGTGATGCCAACATCACCTAACGATGTTCAATTCTTGCCAGAGGGTGAGCGGTTTCTGCCAAGCATTAAAATCTATACGGTTAAACCTTTAAAGATAGGTGATTTAGTGGATTATCTTGGTGAGACTTACAAAATCAAAACTGTGGGTAATTGGAAAGACTATGGATACTACAACAATATCGGCATTCGACATAGCCAAACTGCGAAAGTGGATTCAAGAGGCTTTGAAGTTACCTAAAGAGGCTGTAATCGGTGGCTGGTTGCCAGAAAATCCCCTGTCGGCATTTATTACGATGGATGTATTAAATACCAACGAAATCGGGCAGGCGACACGAGAATTTGACGGTAAACGAGAGCGTATTAGACAGTCAATGCAAAGCACGGTAAGCGTTTCTTGTTTTGGTCGTAATTCACTCGCTCAAAGCTACAAATTAAAAGCTATTTTCCAAAGTTCAGCGTTTCTTTCCTTTCTTAAATCAAACCATTGGGGTGTTATCCGTTTTTCTGATGTTCGCAATCTAACCGATACGGTTGGTGCAGACTATGAAGAGCGTGGGCAATTTGATGTTGTATTTAGTCATCATCACATTGTAGATACTCCGTTAGATCCGATTGAGAGAGTTGAGCAACGGACGAATAACAAATCACAAGATATAGGAGCATAAGCCAAATGGCATTATCAATCTCTAATATTGTAAACGTGCAACTAAATACAGTTCCGAAGTCTGCGGCTCGCAAATCTTTCGGTATCGTTGCATTATTTACACCAGAAGCAGGGCAAGCATTTAACAATGCTACTACACGCTACGTATATGTAGATAGTCAAAAAGATGTGGAAGTTCTCTTTGGTACAAATTCAGAAACAGCAAAAGCGGCTCAACCGTTCTTTGCTCAAAGTCCACGTGCGAAACAGTTAATTATTGCACGCTGGCAAAAAGAGCAGGTAACAATCAACGCAACAAGTAATGCACTTAGAGGTGCTACACTGTCTGATGGTTTGAGTTCATTTAAGGCTGTAACAAATGGTAAGTTTGCTATTACGGTCGGGTCAGAAATTAAAAAGTTAGAGGGTTTGAACTTCTCTAAATTAGCTGACTTTCCCGCCATCGCTAACGCTATTCAAACAAAATTAACGCAGCTTTCTGTTGCTGCCAGTGTTACATACGATGAAGTTGGAAATCGTTTCATTATCACTTCAAATACATCTGGCGTAAGTAAGGAAACAGAAATCTTCTACGCTATCAATGAGGCTGGTAATGGTGATTACATTGGCGGATTACTAAAACTTGAGGACGGTCAAGCTACACGAGTCATTGGTAAGGCTCAAACTCAAGTTAAAGCCGAGAAAGTAGAAGAAGCTCTATTTAATGTTGCAGAAGTTGAAAACAGCTGGTACGGGTTAACATTTGCCGCTCAATTAACAGATGAGCAAATCGAATCAGCGGCTAAATACGCTCAAGCTAATGATAAGTTGTTTGGTGTTAGCGTTATCAAGCCAGAGCAAATTGAATGGGAAAGCACAAATGTTTTCAAAAAATTATATGACGCTAAATTAGATCACACTCTTGCAGTGTTTGATAAAAATGATATGTATCCTGCGTCATCTGCTTTATCTCGCTTATTGTCTGTAAACTTTGCAGCTAATAACTCAACGCTTACACTTAAGTTTAAACAACAACCAACAATCACAGCGGACGAAATCACTGCGACAGAATTCGCAAAAGCGAAACGACTAGGTATTAACGTTTACACTTACTTTGATGATGCGGCAATGCTCGCAGAGGGTACGGTAATCGGTGGCAAGTTCGCTGATGAAATCGTTATCCTCGACTGGTTCAAAGATGCAGTACAAAAAGAGGTGTTTGCTCGCTTATACAAATCACCGACTAAAATTCCTTTAACTGACAAAGGTCAGGCAATCTTAATTTCTGCGGTTGAAAAAGTTTGCTTAGAGGGCGTTAACAACGGTGCGTTTGCTGCCGGTAAATGGACGGGTGATAGCTTCGGCAATCTAAAAACCAATGATTACCTAGAAAAAGGCTATTACATTTGGGCCGCTCCAATGGATACGCTTTCCGATAGCGACCGTGAGCAGCGTAGAGCAACGCCAATTCAAACTGCGGTTAAATTAGCTGGCGCAATCCATTCAAGCGATGTGATTGTGAACTATAACCGATAATTAATAGGGCTGGGTAATCCAGCCTTTTTCTTTTAAGAGGATAAAATAATGGCAATTTTCGATCCAAAACAGGTCGTGGTGTTACTTGACGGGAAAGAAATTTCTGATTGGGCAGATGGCTCGGATGTTATCAGTGCAGTGAATCAAGTTGATGCAGGTCAATTAGTTATCGGTGCAAACGGTACGGGTGTTTACATCGCCAATCCAGACAATTCTGGAAAATTAACACTTAAGATTAAGCAACACTCTGCGGATAATGCTTATCTTTCAAAACTATTTAATCAACAAAAAAGCAGCATTAAAACATTTTTACCTATCACTTTGTCAATCCGTGATTTGATTAATGATGATGTTGTTACCGCAACAAAGGGCTATTTTACCACTCCAGCACAATATGTTCGTGGTAACGGTCATAATGCTACAACATGGACGATTGTTTTTGAACAAATGACGATGAACTTAGAAAAAGGCGTTGAATAATGGAACAAGTTAAGCAATTCACTATTGAGGATGTAACTTACACAATGACACCAGCTAATGCTATGTCTGCGTGGACTGCGTTAAAAAACGCAATGAAGCTGCTCCAATCTGTTGATTTATCTGCGTTAGGCGATAGCAAAAAGTTGGGCGTTGGGGTATTAACTACGGTATTAGCTAATTTGGGCGATTCAAGCGTTAAAGAGCTAGAAAATATCGTATTAAGTCACACAGCTTGCGAGCAAGACGGTCAAAAATATCGCCTGTCAGAGCGTTTCGACAGCCATTTTAATAAACATCGAGGTCATCTAATCACTGTATTGAAAGAGGGGTTAACCTATCAATTCGCTGATTTTTTTATCGGTGGGGGTGGATTGCTGAACAATATTCAAGGCAACCTCAAAGCGTAGGAAGTGAAGCAGAAAGCAAGGTTGATTGGTTTGTGTTTACGCCAATCATCAAGAATCTGTGTACGCTGAATGAATTAAGATCGGTTTATTCAATATCCGATCTTATTTCTTTCCACGAGGTAATAGTGGAATTAAATCAAATGGAGCAAAGCAATAATGCTATTAGATGAATTACTGATTAAGATTGGTATTGATGCAGATGGCCAAGCGATGCGAGAGTTTGAGCAATTCTTAAACTCCGTCAATGATGGCACGGAAAACGCTGTCGAGGGTTTGAGTTCATTCGCAAAATCAATAGAAGATATTGTCAGTAATGCAACGGCTCAAGCGAGAGATATGCCAGAATTTGCTGAATTCTTCCAATCTATCGAGCAGCTCCAACAAGAAACAGCAAATCTTTCTCAAGATGAATCACTGGATGCTTGGGTTCAAAAGCTAATAGAAAGCGATCAAATGTTGTCGGCATTTGGTGAAGATTTCATCAACAACAGCGAGGAATTAACAAGAGAGCTGCAAGAGGCTGGACTAAGCGCTGAACATGTTGAATCTGTAATAAATAAGCTAAGTACCGCAATCGAGCAGAAGAAAAACTCTGTTGAAGCGGATAGCAAAGCAGTTACAGCTAACACATCCGCCATAAATGAAAACTCAGATTCAGTCAGTGATTTATCAGAGAATCTTATTGATTTATGGGCTAGTAAGTACGGTGCAGACGGTTTAATCCAGAAGTTCAATATCTTAGGTGTTAGCATTAACGCTGCAACATTAAAAGCTGCCGCATTTGGTGCGGCTTTCTTGGCCGCAACCGTTGGTGTTAAAAACTTTGTTGATGCAAATCTTGATGCACTAGATGAGATTAAACAGTTATCAAATGTAACTGGCGAATCAGCAGATCAGATTTATCTTTTAGGCAAGGTCGCAGAAGTAAACGGCTCTTCTGCTCAAGCTGCTCAATCATCAATCGAGGGGTTATCTCGGACAATCGGTGAGGCTGCCGCCGGAGTTGGTCGAGGAGCTAAGTCTTTTGAGCAGTATGGATTAAGTGCTAAAAAAGCCAATGGAGAAATAAAATCATCTAGCGAGCTATTCGGTGAAATATCCGAAAAAATGCAGCAAATGAGCAACCAAGAGCAAATAGCAATGCTTTCGAAGCTTGGTATTGATGGCTCTATGATTCAAATGCTGCGACTTGGCAATGATGAGTTAGCTGAACAGATTGCCCTAGCTGAAGCCTTAACGCTTGGAGTTGGAAACGCTGAAAATGCTGAAACCGCAGCGGCTTTCAAAGATGCTTTAACGCAGGTTTCTCAAGTATTCACCGCAATAGGCGAGTACGTATCTTTGCGAGCAGCCCCGTCAATTCAACGATTAGCAGAAAGCTTCACAAAATGGTTTGTTGAAAACAATGACTTTATTAAGTCCATATTAAATGGGTTTAGCAAGGTTCTCTCGTTCTTGTTTGAGGTGGCCGGTGCAATTAATAGCGTTATTGAAAGCACTATCGGCTGGAAGTCTGTGATTATTGCTCTAGGTGGCTTGATGTTGTGGCTAAGTCGCAGAATGTTATTAGCGTTTGCGACAAATCCGATAACTTTAGCCGTTGGAGCTGTTACAGCCTTATTTCTGCTCATTGATGACTTTATGACATATCTTGAGGGTGGTGAAACTGCTCTTGGGGATTTCTGGAAGCCTTTCGCCGACGGCTGGCGAAGCATTAAGCCTTTACTTGATAAGGCTAAAGAATGGGTTAAGAGCTTTGCTAATGGATGGGATGATGCGTTAGATGTTATCAAGCCATTAAAAGGCGTGTTATCTATCGTCTGGTCGGCCATCGAAAGCATATACAGCAGCTTTTCAAGATTATTAAAACAAATCTTCGGTGCAACAAGTGCTATTGATGACTTTGGTAATAATGGCGAATCTGTCGGGAGCGCGTTAGCGAGCATATTTAACTTTGTCGCTCAAGCTATTGAGGGGCTTTCTGGCGTTATTGCAGTTGTTGCGACAGCTTTATCATCCTCATTTGAGGTTGCGATTTCCGCTGTAATTGGCTTATTTAAAATGCTTGGTGCGGTATGGGATGGGATTGTCTATGGTTGGACTACCGGTGACTGGTTAGGCGCGTTTAAAAGAATGTTCTCCAAGATGGGGGATATAGTGCTTGGTGTTTGGGATAACATCAAGAGAGCAGCTATTGAGTTTGTTAATAGTTTGATTTCTATTGTCAATAAGTTTGGCGCAGGGATCGAACCGATAGAGATACCAATCACTCAACGAGTTCAAACTATTGGCGAAAATGTTGGATCTGTTGCATCTTCTGCTGCTGGATTTGCTCAAAGTGCTACATCAATGTCAAATATGGTTCTTGGCGCTTCTATGGCGGCATCATCTGGGGCTGGCCAGCAAACGACAAACACAGACAATAGTCAAAAGAACAGCAATAACAAGATAACCATTACCCAACACATTCAAGGCTCAGATAATCCTAAAGCCGTGGCAGACCAATCGGCAAGAGCAATCAATAATCAACTATCAACAGTTATAGGTTAAACATGGCTAATTTTGCTCAAGTGTCCAATAGAAATATTGGGCAAATTACATTTGATGCTATCACAGTCGAAGATCATCAATCAGACCTGTCAATCACAGAAAATCCGATTGAATCTGGAGCTGCGATAGCAGACCATGCTGTCATTCAACCAAAGAGAGTGACAATAAATGGCGTAATGGTAGATCACGATCATAGCTCATTTAGCGGAAGCATTCCTTTTCTTGGGAATATACGAGGAGCTTCCGATTTCCTTAATGCTATACCGCTTCCCGTTGATGTTGTAACTAAAACAGCTCAAACGATTGCTAAAGCTGGACGAGTGATTAGTCAGGTCGCAGGAGCTTTCAATCAAGTTAAAAATGCGTTTAATCAGGTGCGTTCAATCGCACCTTTTTTGCCAGATTTTGGGCTTGGCGGACTACTAGATAGTGGAGTTGGCGATAGTCGAGTTCAGAAGTGTTATGCCGATTTAGTGGCTTGCCAAAAATCAGGTGAAACAATCGACATTCAAACAGGTATTCACCTGTATGAGAATATGATGATTGAATCAATATCTGTTAATCAATCACAAGACGGAAGTGCAACATTTACGATAGCGGCAAGGGAAATATTTATTGTTGATACCCAAACATCAAGCTCAAGTGGCGGCGGAAACAGTAACGGAAAATCTGGAGCCGGAGGAAAATCAACAACAGCAGGGAAGAGTAAGAGCGGAAGAGCTGCAACGCAGTCAGCGAGCAAAACACAACAAGGAACAACGCAGCCAGTAAAAGCTATACCAAAGAAAACATCACATCTTGGAAATGTAATAGGAGTTAGAAAATGAGGTTAATTCCAGTTACTCAATCACCATACCAAGAACAAACATTCGACTTTAATGGACGAAAAATCCGTTTAACACTACGATTTAATAGTATAGGCGAATTCTGGGCTATGGATGTTTATGAGCCAGTGACTCAACGCCAAATCTGTCAGGGGCAGGCATTGGCCTGCGGCGTTCCAATTTTATTACGCTCAACTCAACCATATTTCTTTTACTTAGAGGATGAGAGCGGTGCTGATTTAGATGTCATGGCCGCAAGCGACTTAGGCATAAGATGCTTCTTGTATATAGGGGCTAAATAATGAAACAGTTTGGTCGTCAATGGAAGCTTGATATTAGCAATGATAGCGAAACAGTATCAATAGAGCAGCTACGGGTCGCATTTGAAATTGATAAAACAATCAATGAGAAACCGAACCCTGCGAAAATTCAAGTCTGGAATCTCAATCGAAATCACATCAATAAATTATTAAGCCAAGATTACAAGAAAGCCGCCTTATCAGTGGGCTACAACGAATTAAGACAGATTTACTCTGGCGACATTACAAAAGTTAGAATCCAGCGAGACGGATTAGACTTTGTCTTAACGCTTGAGTGTTCTGACGGACACGTGGCTTATACGCAGTCCAGAGCTAAAACAACGCTTAAAGCAGGGGCGACAGATAAACAAATAGTCGAAGAAATACAAAAAACAATGCCAAAGGTGCAGGCTGGAGCGATTGATATACCAAACAAGCGACAGCTTCCACGTGGCAGGGTTTTAAATGGCGATAGTCGTGAGGTGTTGAATAGAGTGGCAAGAAATAACAATGCTGACTGGTCTATTCAGGACGGTTCTTTGGTATTTCTTCCAAAGGACAAGGTTTTAAGCGATGAAGCCGTATTAATATCTCAAGACACCGGAATGATTAACGCTCCAGAGCAAACAGATGATGGACTAGAAATTACTTGCCTACTTAATCCAGCTCTACAAATTGGTGGGTTGATCAAACTTGAATCAATCATTGAGTATTTTAATGGTGAGTACAAGGTTGTTAAATTGGCACACTCTGGCGATGGCATAGGTGGCGACTGGCATAGCAAAATGACGGTCGTGGGTGGTAAATTTCAAAAAGTAGATGGTGGAAAAGGTGGTAAATAGATGAATTATAGTCAAACACTAGCAACACCAGAAACAGCAGCAGACCAGCAAATTCAACAAGCACAATTAAATCTACACACTGCGTTACCTGCTAAGGTGGTGAGTTTTGATTCAAGCAAGCAAACAGTAACGCTTGCCACACAGATTAAAATGAAATTAGCTGATGGCAAAGATGCTGACATTCCAGCGCTTGTTGATGTTCCTGTTAGCTTTCCTAGAGGTGGTGGATTTGCTGTCACATTCCCATTAAAAGAGGGCGATGAGGGGATAGCGATATTTTCCGAGCGGTGCATAGATGGCTGGTGGCAAAATGGCAGTGCGTCAGCTCCTCTCGATTTTAGGCTGCACGACCTATCCGATGCAATGTTTATCCCAGGTGTTTGCTCAGTTCCTCGAGTTATTAAAAACTTTTTCAATGATGGGCTTTCAATGCAAACGCTTGATGGTGAAACGTACATTCGCATAAAGAATGGCACAATCCAAATTAAAGGAAATATTGAGCATCAAGGCGATACAGCACAGAAAGGCAAGCATAGTTCAACGGGAATTATTTCAAGTGATACAGATGTCAAGGCTGCAGGAATATCTGGTAAATCACACAAACACACAGGCGACAGCGGTGGCACGACAGGAGTACCACAATGACGGTTAGAGTTAGACGAGTGGATAAAAATCACGATTGGACTTTTGGGCAGGGGTTTGCAAACTACGCAAGCGAATCAGAGGCTATCGCTCAAAATGTTCAGACTAGACTTTGGTCGTTCACCAATGACTGGTTTTTAGATCTAGAACATGGGCTGCCATGGCTGGAGCAAATGGGGCGAAATGTTGATTTATCAGATTGGGAAATCAGAATAAAACGCCATGTGCTTCAAACTGATGGAGTGGTGAAGATAACTGATTACGAGGCTATTCTAAACCCAGATAATCGAAAACTCGAGGTGTATATCACTTATCAGGATATTTACGGGCAAGAGCAATCAGCAAGCTATAACTTACAGGGGTAAATAATGGCAACACTAACGGAAGAAGGTATTAAGATCGAGAGATTGGACAGTATTGTTTCGACTCTTGAAAATGGCTTGCGTCAAATCTACGGCCAGAATATAGACCTATCACCAAACACTCCAGATGGACAGGTTGTAGGGTTGCTTGCTCAAATCAGGATGGATTTTGAGGAACTGGCTGAAAATGTATATAGACAATTAGATCCAGATGTTGCGACCGGTGCATGGCTTGAGCAACGTGTGGCATACGCAGGATTAATGCGTAGGGGGGCTAATTACAGCTATTTAAGGTCGGTTGTTTTAACAGGCGAGCCAAATACAAGATTATATTCTGGGATTGTAGTTTCTGACACTCATAAGGTTAGATGGGTTCTTGTATCTGATGTCACTCTTGATTCAAACGGTTCAGCACGGGCAGACTTTAGAAGTGAACAGTTAGGTGCGTTCAACTTGGCAAAAAACACAAATTTGACCATAGAAACAATTACACTTGGTTTAATTAGTGCAACAACTCAAGAGGACGCAGAGATTGGGATCGAAGAAGAAACTGATATTCAGTTGAGAGAACGTTTCTTATTTAGTCGAACTAAAAACGCACAGAATTCAGCAGAGGCAATTAACGCCAAGATTGCAGCCTTACCAGATGTTAAGCACGTTAGAGTTCTTGAGAATAACACTGGTCAAAGAGATTCATTCGGTGTAGAGCCTCATTCAATTAATGTCATTGTTAATGGCGGTGATAGTGCGGATATTGCAGATGTTATTTACCAGAATAAAGGTGCTGGCGTAGGATTGCAAGGTGATACACAAGTTACGCTTCAAAGGGATAACGAACAACGAGTAATACGATTCGACCGTGCGGCAATGGTTGATATTCAAATCTCGATGCGATGCGTAAGATACGAAGATTTTACTCAAATTAACAAGAGTGAAATTACCGAGCAACTAGCGAAACAGGTGTTTAATATCGGTCAAACTGTTTCTTTATCTCGACTATATTCGCCGATTAACCAAGTCGGTGGATTCTGGGTTAAGGAATTAAAAATCGCACGAAAAGGTCAACAGTTGAAAGCTGAAAACGTAGTGCTGCAACCTCGTGAGATTGCTAGGATTTTACCAAATGATGTGACAATCGAGGTGGAATAATGCCTTACTCTGATTTAATAATCTGGCAATACAGAGGTAAACCTAAAGCACAGGCGACAATTAAGCTTTTTGAAGAGGTTATCGCTAAAGGGTTTATTGATTTATATAAACTACAAGATGTTCTCAACATTGAAACAGCAACAGGGCATCAATTAGATTTGGTCGGTAAGCATGTTGGGCAGTTTAGGGTAATCAACGGTTACTATTTGAGAAGCTTCTTCGGTTTTCATACTGTTCAAAATGCCATGCCGTTTAGTAAAAATAGACAAGGTGGCGGCCAGTGGTATCGCAGGCGAGATCCTTTAGCTGACTCGGTTGTTCTTGGGGATGATGATTATAGATTCCTTATTAAATGCCGAATAATAAAAAACTACCAAACAGGCACGCTACCGAACATTATCGAGGCGTGCCGTTTTATTTTTGGCGATGGCTGCCGAGTTGTAGATAACTTAAATATGACGGTTTCTGTGAGCGTTAAAAGCATCTCACTGACGGATTTCACACGATACGCAATTCAACACTTGGATATTCTACCAAGACAAGCTGGTACTAAGATTACATTCCACATTGAATAGGAGTAATAAATGGCATTATTTAATAAGCCAGATGAGAAAATTTTCGCCTCTAATGCAAAACAAGGCGAAGTTAATGAATTCCCAGATGTTCCCAGAGGTTGGGGGCTTTCATTCGACCAAACTGGCGGTATCCCTCCTATGGAGTGGTTTAACTGGCTATTCAAAAGAACCGATGAGAGATACGGCTATTTGATGCAGCGAGGACTCCCTGAATGGTCGGCTACTCTTGATTATCCAGAGGCGGCTTATGTTCAGTATAACGGGCTGAGTTACAAATCGTTAAAAGCAAACAAGGGCAAGCTTCCTGATGAGGATGATTCTATTTATTGGGTTCGTTGGGGTGACTCAATGAATATCAAAAAAGGGTCAATCAATCAAGCTGGGATTGTTCAGTTAAGCTCTAGTGTAATCAGTAATAGCGAGGAATACGCAGCTACATCAAAAGCTATTAAAACAGTTCGAGATGAAGCCGTACTTAAAGCTGGCGACACTATGACAGGCACGCTAACAGTGCCAAACGTTGTTATTAATGACCCTTCAAATAATAATAACTCATTGCAGTTAGGTGATGATGTTGTGTTAAGTGATATTGATACCCCTGATACGATTGCATTGAAAGGGATTAATAATCCAGAAGCTGGGTTTATTTCATACGGCAGCGGGAAAAGATTTGGATTTGATGGAGATAGATTTAGATCTGATGGAGCTATATTCACCGATAACCATGGATTCGGTTGGTATAGCAATCAGTACGACTCAAACGCGCCATTCATGGTTGATGAAGCTGGATCATTAGATAGAAATACATATCATCCATTTATTAAAGGAAGAGTAAGAAGAAATAATCAATGGGGGGCAGCGTTCTCCCTTGGCTATACCACAAGACAAGAGGAAGGCGATGGCTTCGGGCGAGGGATTATCCACTTAATTGAAGATAACGGAGACAGTAAGTGGTGGTCTTTTGAACACAATGGCGATTTTAAAAGCTTCGGAAATGTGATTAGCGGAAACGGCAAAGGCTTAAATTCTGCGTTAATGGAGAATATTTTTTATAACTTTAGAAATAAGTTTCAAATGGCTGAATATTCAGGTCATGGTGCTGTTTCAAGGGTTTTCAGAATTCCTATCACAGATAATAGAGGCTTTAAAGTATATGCTACAGAGGTTTCTCTCAGCCCGAATCTTGGAGGCACAACATTGAGCCTAGCTGAGGCATTACAAGGGTTTAAGGTTGGTGTTGCAACAAGTGCCGTTGGGGGACACAAGAGAGCTTACGCTGTAGAGTTTAATGGCGACAATAGGGTTAATATTTATACAGATCCTGTAATTGCCACACAGAAAATAAGTTTGATTCTAATTGGTGAGTACTTCTATTAAGGATTGATTATGTTTAAACAATTTAATATTAAATCTAAAATTTTCGATGAGCCGTTTGCAGTGATGGCAGAAGATGGGGAATATACTTTTGAGACATTTGGCGATGATTGGTTTCCTGTCAATTCTCAGGAGGAGGTTAATTCAATCTGGTTAAGTGTGACAGGTGGTGGCGAGGTATGGGTCGAAGATGGAGTGATTAAATACTCTGGTGCCGCACCAACCGAATATCATTTCTTTGATATGAAAACGAAGAAATTCAAGGAATCACAAGAGAAAAAAAATAACTTCTTAATATCTAAAAAAGAAGCCTTACTTGCCTCTCTGGCTGATAAAGCGGATAAAATTAAAAATAGCTTACTCGTTGGCTACCCTCAAACTGAAATTGAGAGTTTTTATAGACAAGAGAAAGAGGCTTTAGCGTGGCAGGTAAATAATAAAGCTGATACGCCAATGCTTAAGCAGATTGCTCGCATTCGTAATATTCCTTTTGATGTTTTGGTGCAAAAAGTACTTGAGAAATCAGAGCAATTCGCCCTTGCTGTTGGCGTGATTATTGGGCAAAGACAAGCCTTTGAAGATGAGTTGCTTGGATTAAACACAGTGGAGGATTTAATCAAACTTGAAAAGGAAATTGATAAATGGGAATTCAAACTAAATTAAAGCTCTACGCATATCACAATCTAATTGCTATCGATCAGTTATTCAACGCCTTAACTGGCGGAGCAGCAGACGAAACATTATCAAGTCGCACCTATCGAGGTGCGATTTTAGTTTCCAATCCAAGAAAACGGTGGGTGATTATCCATAAAGTAATCAACTTCCTATTCTTTGACAAAAACCACTGCAAAGATTCATACGAAAGCGAACTTAAAGGCAGACAGCACGATGAACGATTCAGCCAAATGCGTAAGGGGGATTAAATGTCAAACACCGACATTATTCTTTATCGCGGTGATGATGAAGAGCGAAGAGTTCGGATTTATGAGAAACAACAGAATGACGAACTTAAACCATATGACCTAACCAATATTAAGCGGTTGGACTTATGGGCTAAAGTTAGAAGCCATACTGTAATTTCTCTATCTAGCACAGATGAAACCATTAAAGTCGTAGATGCAGAGAATGGCGTAATTTTACTTAAATTTCACCACGATTTAACGAAATACGCCATTTGGTCAGAAGCAAATTACGACTTACAAACAATATCCAACACGGGGGCGGTTAAAACGGTGATTAGAAACGCACTTTTTAAACTAGAGGGCGATGTCACACCGCAACCGAATGAAGAAGATGTGTAAAGATGAATTAGTAGTAATTATTGAGCCGCCTCAAGAGATTGAGGTGGTAATTGAAAAGGTCGAGATTGTCAAATTAGGTGATGGACAATGCGACCAGAAAATCCCAACCCTCGAAGAATTGAAAACTTTTTATAATATAGGAGCTTTATAAGATGGCAGCACAAGAATTTCACCAAACCCTCACAGCATTTGCCGAGTTCGTAGGTGAGAAAGATAAGGAAATTACTAAACTTATCGGCAACCTAACAACTTTAAGCACAACAGAGAAAACAAATCTAGTTGGTGCAATCAATGAATTATTTCAATCCGTAAGAAGCCTATCTGGTAGTGCAGCAGGTATTAATGATAGTGCAACTAACGAAACTTCCACTTTATCCGCCAAGAAAATCCTTGAGCTTGTGGATAAAGCAAAAACCGATGCAAAAAGCGAAATCCTGGGTGGTAACGTAGCGGCTGAGTTAGATACCATTAAAGAGCTTGCTGATGCGTTAAATGGAATGAAAACAGGGGAAGATGGCTTGAATAAACTCATTCAAAAAATCTCACAGGCCAATGAAGCGTTAACCACACTCAATCAAAAATTCACTGCTCTAGATAGCGTAAATTTAAAAGAAGCTTACACACGAGGTTATAATAAATAATGACATTTCAAGCGAATGTATCAGAATTCGCTGAATTCATGGGAACTGAAATTAAGCGAATTGAAAAGAAAATTCCAGATGGTGGCAGTAGCCAATCCAGTGATTCAATGATAATCACTGGAAATGGGCGGCCTGATAAACCTAATACGACAAATGGTAAGATTACAGGGAATGAGCAGAACGGAACTTTTTACAGTTCTTTAGACGGAGCAAACGTAGGAGCGTACTTATGGCAAAAACAAAAAAATCAATGGATTGTTATATCTGGTGATACAGGTAATCGCATAATTAGAAGTGCTATAAATATCAAAAGCGGATTTGTGTATCTTCAAAGGGTAAACAACCTTGTAATATGCTCTTTCACAGGTGGGGCTTGGAGTTCTATTTCTTTTTATGGCAAAAATAACTCAAACTTCAAACGAAAATCTCACGCTAAGCGATTTGATCTTTTACAAACAAACAAAATACCAGCTGGTTTTCGTACACCTCTAGCATTTATGTTACCGTTTTATGATGATAACGGAAATCACGCGGGGATGGTTTATGTAGGTGGAACGGGGAACTATAACTATATTGAGTTGCGATTTAAAGAAGATGTTCCGACAGAAGATCTTGATTTTATGAGGTTACCTGTTATAACTTGGGTTACAAACGAACCATTTCCAGAAACCCTGCCTTAA